TTTCAGCCAAAATTATACAAAACCCTGCAGAAAATGGCGAGCAAAACCACCTCTTATACGCACGAAATCAATGGCTTCGGAGTTGTTAAGGGCGAACAAAGGTGTGCCGACAACCGAACCGCCGCATCCATCAAACAGAAGAACAACCGCCCGAAGCCGTGACTATTTCAGCGGCCTGCTAAGTTCCCATGCTGATGTTATTCTATCGGGATTGATTTCAATGGCCCATCTCCGTACGAAACTGAATACTGAGCGACAGTAATAAACAACGGACCGACGGCCCCATCCGAAACCTGCATGGCTTTTGTGTACTGCCAAGTCAAATCCGAGACAATCGCTTCTCTCAACACGGTGGTGTCTGAAATTACCCGCACTGTGAATCTAAATGTTTCTTCGCCCAAAGGGACCTCTGTTGACTGCCAACTGTCCCCATCAATTCGCGTTCGACGCTTCCATGTCACGTTTACAGTTTTGCCGAGTGATCCATTCGCCGCAAGATGTGAAACTGAATATGGGCGAAGCCCGACACCATTGAACGCGAGGGGCAGTATTTGAACGTTCGGATCCGCATAACCGAGATCAACAGCGCCAACTCTGTAAAAGCGAGTAAGGCCACGTGAAGAAAGTGGCAGATATATTTGCATCAACAGTGGGTCCAAGACAACAAACAAACTGCCGACAGGCCATGCAGGCGGCATGATTGCGTCAGTACCCGCTAACCCCCGAAGCAGAACAGATAGTTCGTAGATGCTTGGACCTACTAGCCGAGCTTCGGAAAACTGAAGGACCTCCCAATTCTCAGGACTGCCATCGCCGATTGCCGCTGCGTTGGCACCGTTCAGCACATCCAGTATTGATGCAGATGAGAGTGTACCTGAGGCCAGTTCGACTCTAAACACGGATCCACGGTCCCACACGCCAACGGGCCCGGGCAATAGCACATCACGAGTTGCACCAATAAGGGACGGAACAGAGACCGGTCGATTAATCGCATAGTTCGTTTCCGACGGCGAACTCCAAACACCGACATCTCCGGGCCATGGCGTCGCAGTAATAGCAACATGTGGAGCGTGGGGAACTTCATCGCCATTCAATAAAGGCAAATCCAGGAACGTCGCAAAGACTGGAGTAGCCGCTACCTGCCCGGTTCGGGTGGGAAATACTCCCTTTTCGGTGCCAGAAACATACGCTCTCCCGTCGACCCCCGTTGCATCCACGTTCAGAGCGTCGGACTCCTCAATCCGGTCGATACGATATGTCTTACCTAAGAAGGCGAAAACATCGTATGCAGCCAGTCCCAGAAAGGACTTTGGAAGGGTCAACCGGATCGAGTCTCGAGAAAGCGTTGCCTCTGCGACCCAACGCTCAACAATCGATTGCGCCTCCGCATCTGTCAGTTGAAGTTGCAGTTCGGTTCTGCCTGAGTTTGGCAGATATTCATCAGCAAAGGCTTCAGCCGTCCGGATTTCATAGTCATTTTCCGCCTGTACAAAGGTAATGGAGGCCCGCCCAATCTCTTGAGCAATCGATGACCGACTCAGTTCGTAGAGATTCTCGCCAATTGATCGGACTAGATCGTTCTTCGTGAAAGTTTTCGCAGTTTCACCGGACCAAGTTGAGAAGTCAATTCTACCCTCTTTCTCACGGACGCAGGCCCCATAGCCAAGCATCAACGTTTGAAGTTTTGCCCGTGGTTCTTCGGTCGTTAGGGACATGAAACCGCGAACCACAGCATTCATCCGAACGGTATCGAACTGGCCGTCCAACCCGGAACCGGCACATATCTCGGCCGTCACAGCAGCAAGTGATTGATTGGACGACCTTCCATTCAGCCAATGACCTCGCGTGTAGTTGGACCCATCACTCCATTCTTCAATGTTCCCAGGAAAGTCGGGAAAAGGCCGTGCATCCCATGCCCAGGCATGCGAGCGATCCAAGTCGAGCATTCTTCCGCCATAGGACGTGGATTGCGGATTGTTGGCATCGTCGTTCCAATACTTCCGGAATGCATGATAATATTGCATCTGGATCAAGTCATCGCGGCTTCCGGTTGAGGCTCTGGGCAGCGACGATTCGGAAGATTTCCAATCCAGAAATCGGTTCGGCTGGTTTGTTGCTTTGTCGATCGCCGCGCAACCATATTCGGTGAAGATGATCGGCTTCGCACCCGGCATCCATTCCGTACCTGCCGGGCTTCTTGTGCCGCCTACTCTGTTGTGATGATCGTTTGACCACCAATTCAGCAAATCTTTGTATCGAAACACCCACGGTTCGCCATGATCAAGGTCTTCAATCGGCAGGCGCCGTTGCGCGGCCTCCCCCTCTGGGGAATCGTAGTACCAGTCGTAACCCTCCCCACCTGCAATATTCCCTGACAGGTAGTCGTTATTATATATAGAATCCCAATGAGAATCCGCGTGCTGATGTCCGTTCCGCCAATCTGATATTGGCATATAATTGTCAATTCCAACAAAGTCGACATTTGGATCAGCCCAAAAACTGTCGAGGTGGAAAATCACATCACCATCGGTATGATATCCGAAATATTCCGTCCAGTCTGCCGCATATGAAACGCGTGTCTGGCTGCCCAAGATCGCCTTCACATCCTCGGCCAGCAGTCGCAGAGCGTCAACCATAGGGAACTGAGTCTGAGATGAACGAATCTGTGTCAGGCCGCGCAGCTCTGATCCAACGCAGAAGGCATCAACTCCGCCAACAATCGAACAAAGATGCGCATAGTGCAGGATAAAGCGGCGATAGCTCCATTCTTGCGGACCGGTATACACAACCTGACCAGAAACCACCGTGAAGTCGGAGCGCTGTGCATTGCCCAAAAACGTCGCCAGTTCGACGGCCGCGTCGGCAGTCTGGTCTGCAGAACCTGGCTGTCCCGGTGCACGGTTCAGTGTAATGCGACCCCGCCATGGCAACACAGGTTGGGGTTCGTCAGGGTCCCAAGGGTTCGGCAAGTTGTTCTCCGCACCTTGATCCATAAGGATGAAGGGATAGAACATGACCTCCTTGCCAGAATTTCGAATTGCGGCAATGGCCTCCAGAACCGAAGCATCGGCCGGTGTTCCACCGTAAACCGGCCGCCCTTCCACCTCGGGAACCAGTTCTGCCGCACTGCGTGTAAGGCCGGAAACCACCCATGGCATCTCGAATCCATTGAAAACCTTTTGTTCAACCCGTGGCTGAACAAGGCAGGACGCGCAGCGCAGATCATTGCCAAACCAACTTACAACGAGAGAGATTGATCCGCACTTCGGCAACTCCTCGCTCAGCTGAGTGAGCGAGGCAGAGAAATCGGTAATACCCTGAGCCGTGTGAACATTTGCAGATCGGTTCTTTCCCGGACCATAGTTGAAATGCACAGGCGTTGTTGCAAGGGCATATTCGCCCGAACCTGGGATAAGGGCGACTGCAGTCACCGTGTTTGGCAGGTCCGATTGCGAACTCTGCCCCGCGCCGCTAGCCCTGCGGATCACCTCAAACGAGAATTGCGGAACACGGTTCCCAAATCGCAACAGGGCCAGATCTTCGATCACTACGTAACAAATGCCCCGGTAACTTGGCGCAAATCCTGTGCCCTCTACAACCTCGATCTTCGGATCGGGCAGTTGGTCTTCACTCCCAGGATAGAACCGAAAGTTGATGCTGTTCAGCGCAATCTCCACGCCATCGGCCCAAATCCGACCAACCCGGAGCGCCTCCCCAAGACACAGCGCTATTGCGATGCTGACGGAATAGGAAAATGACTCGCTCGAGGACCGTGGGTTCCCCTTCCCTCCACCGGACGTGCGCCGGGTTTCCAAAAACCGCGAGGCCCAAATGATCTCGCCGGAAATCCGCATCCGACCCCAGACTTCGTTTATGGGTGTCCCATAGCCCACTCCGTTCAAATGGAATCTGTCAACCTTTCCAACCTCTACGGCGTCCGATCCGGATCCCAGCACGCGCTGATCAATGCTCCGCCCAAGTGTTGCCCCTACGGCGCGGCCCACAACTGCCCCTGATAGGCCGAGGACAGTTCCCCCAATTCCAGACCCGATTGCCGCACCAGCTGCCGACAGAAGAAGCGTTGCCATTATTTGTCTCCCGTTGGGAATTCGAACCGGCCCGCAATCCTGCGTACCCAGGGCATTGAAAGTGAGGTTTCAGCGACACAATGTCCGCTATAGGCGTGGATGAAGGTGGCACTTCGTCCTTTGCTAGATGAGATACCGAGATGCTTGGCCACGTTATTGCCCACCATCCGGAAAACCAGCACATCCCCGACGTCTTCGGATGTCAGCGGTTTCGGGGTCAACCACCGGGCAGCTGCTGCCAAAACGGCCTCTTCCCTCGTGGGCTCCGACCAGTCAGAGGTATAGGGCGGCACCACTTCAGGCTCGGCACCAAGGACCGTCCGCCAAACTCCTCGGATCAGGCCCAGGCAATCCGTTCCAGCGCCGATACAGGACGCCTGATGGACGTAAGGTGTTCCGATCCAGCGTCGTGCCTCCCGGCTGATATCTTCGCGGCCCTTCATCGTGTCCGGCTCCCCCCGTCGTTGCGTTGCGACGATACCGGATAGGACGTCACCCAATCCGCACTGGGAACATGCGGAAATCCGCGAAAATTCAGGAAGTTGTCAAACTTGTCCCGGCACGTTCCAGCCAGCTTGTCGCAGCCCGCTTCAAGCCGAACTTCATCCCCGGCCCCAAGGTCAAGATCAAAGTCCACCCAAAGCTCGATCCGTCGTCCCCCGTCGACTTCCGTGTCGAACTTGACGATGCCTTGGCAGCCGGCAGCATTTCCCGTTAGGATCCGAATCCTGCCCCGTTCGAACCAGCGGTTGGGCAGGCCCGGTTGGGACGGAATGAAGTATTCACTTGCCGATCCTGTGGACTTGACAACCGTCTTCACCGAAAAGCCGGACTGACCAAGGTCAAACTGGCACTTCGGATCTCCCAAAACAGCCGGACAAGTGGGCTGATACACGCGGCCGCCGGATACATTCAAAGCCTCGGTCAAACCCCGAAGTTCGACGGTGAAAGCCCCTTGTGATCGCCGGATTTCGCCGAAATGACCGCGAAATCGGATGCTGCGTTGCGCAACATCATTCCAGTTGATCAGATAGGCTATCACCTCCGCCGCATCAAAACGCCCGCCAGCCAGGTCAACCTCCGAGATGGAGGTGTCACTCAAGGCACCCACCACCTCTGTGTTATCAACCGAAAGGCCCGTGCTTTGCTGCAAGGCACCCGCGGACAATCCGCTGCTCGCCTTGAAGGTGATCCCATCAATGGCAAGGTCGCGGTCGTGATCGGTGAAGCCGAAACGTTGACCGTCCTTGCGGGTGACGGACCAGGCACGGCACGTCGTCGTGGCACCTGTCTTCAGATGCGTGAACAAGTCATTCGCGCCTGACATCAGATTCTGACCTCGATGACGGGGATGGACGGGACTTCGCCCGCGTTGAACGTCGAAATCGAAGCCGTGATCCGGTCGGTATCAAACCGCACCGGCACATCGAACTCAAATCCCGCCGTGACACGCACGTCTATATCGGGGGGCGATGCAAAAGTGATCTCGCCCGTTTCCGTATTGACCGTGTATTCTAAAGTCTCGACCTTGGGATCGGTCGCCAAAGCCACCTGGACCGTGCCGCGCACGGGCTTATGGATCGGCCGCACATACGATTGCTCGCCGGAAACATAGGTTTTGTTCAAACGGAACACCCGCGTCGCGCCATCACCGCGGCCAATATCCTGGTCCAATGGGCTGATGTCCTTGGATGGCAGGCAGGACTTGAAATCGCCCCAATCCTTCCACCTGAACCCATAAAGTTGCGCGCGGCGGGCCTCGAAGAACGAGATCAGCTTGGACAGATCATCCATGGACCGCAGCCCAGCCCCGGCATCATACCGCCGCCGCGAATGCTCCCAGGGGGTGTTTCGTTCTTCATGCCCGTTGGACAACGTCACGATTTCGGTCCGCCGCTCGGGCCCGCCCACGGCACCAAAACTCAGGCCTGTCGGGAAACGTATTTCATGAAAGTTCATGCTGACCTCACCTGTTTCTTTGACCGCGGGCCAACGCCCGCATCGCCTCTGCTGCGATCTGGCTTTGACTGCGGCGGAACCCCTGGACGTCGGGTGTCGTGATATTCATGACAACCGTCACAGGGCGAGAGCTGCCCGCAGCCTGAACGCCAAGCCGCCCGTCTGCTCCCCGTGCCAGCGGCATGATCGCCTCTGGCCCCGCCTCGCCCATCAGCCCCGTTCCACCCCGCATCGGGAAAGTCGTGGGTTGCGCCACGACCCCACCCTTGGCAAAGGGCATGACCCGGCCCTGCGAAAACGCCCCGCCTTGGGCGAAGGGCATCGCGCCGCTGAGCAACCCGTTCAGCCCATTCGCCAGAAACCCGCCAAACGCATTCTGCACGGGCTTCATCGCCGTGTTGAACACCGTCTCCGACATGCTCCGCGCGACGCCCTTCAGGGCGTCCGACAGCTTCATCCCGTCAAATGCGACCCCGTCAAAGGCCCGCCGCAATCCACCGCTAAAGCCACTTGCCAAAACGCCCACTTCCTGGCCGGTAAACACCAGACTGCTCTGCATCTTGGTCAATTCGCCCTCAAAGGCAGCAACCAGCCCCACAGTTCCCCCCAAAGTTGCCTCCAGGGCGGCAATCTGGTCTGTCAGTTCCACGATATCAGTCATCGGCCCCTGCCCTTTTCACATCGGGAAATGCGGCCGCCAACTCCTCCAACCGGGCCCGTGACAGGCTCGGGTTGGTGCGGTCTGCGCCCAGCATGATTTTCAACTCGATCGGCGTCAGCCGCCAGAATGCCTCCGGCGTCAGGCCCAGGCCCGTCAACCCGGCCCGCATCAGACCCGTCCAGTCGATGCCCGTCATGGTTCGCCCGGCACCGCAAAGGCCCGCGCCAGCAGCATCGCGGCCACCTTGGCCGCCTCCATCGGCCCGCCTCCGATCTCGACCCGCAGCAGATCGGCGGCGGTGCCCTGCCAGCCCCCACCCCGCAACCCCGCAACGATCAGCGCCAGGACATCGCGGGTCGAAAACCGCTGACTTTCGAACCGTTTCACCAGGCCCATCAGCGACCCCGACTCCAGCGCCGTTTCCAACTCGGCCAGGGCGCCCAATGTCAATTTGGCAACGACCCGCTGGCCATCCAGCAGCAGCGCCACTTCGCCTGCATAAGGGTTCGCCATCAGATCGCCGTGAACGTCAAAAGCCCGGCCGAGGCGAACGCCATCTCATAAGTCGCCTCACCATTGTGATTGCCCGAATACTCGATCGAGGTGATCTGGAACGGGCCCTCCACAATGCCGAAACTGGGGATCACCACCTGAAAGTCCGGCATTTCGGCGTCAAAGAAAATCTGCCGCGCCCGCTCGTCGGTATTGGCATCGCGAAACACGCCCGACCCCGAGATCGACGCCGATTTGACCCCCGCCCCCGCCAGCAATTCGCGCCACCCCCCCGCACTGTCCAGCGAGGTGACATCCACCGTTTCCGCGTTAAAGGCGATCCGCGTGGCCCGCAATCCGGCCACCGTCACGAACTGCCCGTCCCCAATCAGATCCACCTTGATCAACAGGTCCTTGCCGTTTTGAACAGCCATTTCATAACTCCGTTACTGAACCGCGATCTGGCGGTCATGCGTTGAAAATGCTCAGAAATCCACGCGGGCGCGGAAGGTCAGATCAATGCGGCGATGCTCGCCTTCCATCAGCCGGCGGGCGATGGCCCGCACAAACCCCAGCGAAACCAGATGCCCCGCGGCCAGCGTCAGACTGCCCCCCAGCAGCGCGTCCGACACATGGCCCGCAATTACCTTGGCGCTCAGAAACCCTGTTTCATCACTGATCACCGCGACCTGAAACAGATGCTCGGCCCCCGCGCCGGACTTGTCGCTTTTGTCTGTGGCGGTCTCGGAGCCTAGCAAAATGAACTGACCCTTGCCCGCCCCCGGCGCCACGGCATCCACCACGGCAACGCCCGCCAGGGCCGGAAAACCGGTCAGCCGGGCATAGACGGCCGCCTGCAAGGCGGCTGCGGCTGCATAGCTCATTGCGGCACCTCCTCACGGGAAAAACACGTCAGATACAGCCCGTCCGCATCCTGCTCGGTCACGGCCAGAATGTGATAAACCCGCGTGCCGTCGCGAAACCGCTGTTCGGGCACGGGCCGTCTGGGCGACCCCACCGGGGCGCCCCGCACCGTGATCCGGTAGGGCACCGATGCCAGCGTGATTTCCACCCCCGCCGGGTCCCGCCCGGCCCCGGCGCGAACCTCACCCCACAGCGTGCCCACCGTCTCCCAGGTCTGGGCAAAGCCACCCGCACCATCGGCGACCTGCACCGGCCGCTCCAGCACCAGCGACCGGTTCAATTGCGGCGCGCTCATGCCGACGCCCCCCCCAGCACCCGCACCGTGCGCCACCGCTCGATCAGCGCCTGCACCGGATAGGGCAGACCGGGCGTTGCCTCGGCAAATTCGTTGCGGTGTTCATAGAAATGCCCGGCCATCAGAAAGACGGCCTGCTGCAAATCGGCGGGAACCTGAGCCCAGACCGCGCCAAAGCCTGCGTCAAACACCACCTCGATCCGGCCCTCCGTCGGAACCGTCGGCAGCAAATACCCCGCCGCCGCCAGTTTCGGGCGATGGTTGTCCTGGATCAGGCGATAGCGATCCGCTGCAATCACCGTCGCCGCTCCGACCAGGTTATACAGCGTCACCGACACCACGGCACTGACCGGGGCCACCGGCAGCGCCTGCTCGGACGCGTCCCGCCAATCCTCCAGCGTCATCCGGAACTGCCGGGTCATCAGCACCTTGCCGATCCGGCCCTCGACCGCCGCCATGGCCGACCGCAAATAGCTTTCGATCAACCCATCCTGCATGCCGCTGTCCGAAAACCCGGTGCCCAGCCGCAAATGGTCCTTCAACGCCTGAACCGGCAGCGCGCCCCCTGAAATCGTCGTCAGTTCGGTCAACAACATCGTCGCGTTCCTTTCCCTCATCTTGTCTCGGGCCGACGCCCAAAGGACCCGACCCCATCGCTGGGGTCGGGCAACATGCGTCAAGGTCAGGAAACGGCCACCTTCAGCAGCTTGATCGCGGCAAAGTCGGTCACGTCGCCGCCCACGCGCTTTGCGGCATAGAACAACACGTTCGGCTTGGCCGAGAACGGGTCGCGCAGAATGCGCAGGTCCGGACGTTCGGCGATGGTATAGCCCGAACGAAAGTCGCCAAACGCTATCGGATAGGTGTTGGCCCCGACATCCGGCATGTCCTCGGCAATCAGCACCGGATAGCCCATCAGCCGCGCCGGCTCCCCCGCCTGCAGGCTGTCACCCCACATGAAACGGCCATCGGCGTCCTTCATCTTGCGCACCGCACCCGCGGTTTTGCTGTTCATGACAAACGTGCCATTGGCGCGGTAATCGGCGGTCAGGGCATAGACCAGATTGACAATGCAATCGGATGCGTTGGCGGCCGCAAAGTCGGCCGCAGCCCCCGTCGGCACATAGCCCAGATTGCCCCAGGTCCAGGACGCATTCGCCACCTTGGTCGGCAGCAAGATGCCCTTGGGCTGGTCCACCCCCGTCCCGTTGACAAAGGCCGAGGCTTCGGCGCGCACGAACCGCGTCGCAATCTTGCCCGCCAGCCAACCTTCCACATCAAACGCACTGTCATCCAGCAGCCGCTGCGACGCCTTGGGCATCGCCGACAACTCGTGCAGCTTGATCGAGATGCGCTCGATGGTCGGGGTCGCGGTTTCCGTCGTCGCCGCCACTTCCGTCGCCCAGCCCGACCCCACTTCGCTGCGGTCGATCAGCACGTCAAACGAGGTCGCATCAATCTGCACCACATTGGCAATCGACCGCAGAGACGAGGTCGACACCAGCATCGACCGGATCGTGTCGGCCGTCTGCGGGTCCACCAGATAGCCGCCGTCGGCATTGACCGCCGTCGACATCGCCTTGCCTTCCAGGACAAGGCCCCGCAGGCCATCATCATCGCCGGTGCGCACATAGGCGGCAAAGGCTTTCTTGTGGGGGACGTCCAGCTCGGCATGGGCCGACAGTGCGGGGCGGGCATAGGTCATCGACTTGCGATCCAGCATGGTCAAACGCTCTTCCTGTTGTTGCAATGAAGTCTTCACGTCGTCTTGAAAGCCCTTGAAGGCATTCAAGAATCCGGTCATCGCGGATTTCACTTCCGCACCCGGATGGTGGGCCAGGGATTGATCTTCCCCGGCCCGAGCCTTTGTCTCGGTCATAACTTGTTCCCTCAGGTTGGTCGTGAAAGGCCGCTTAACGCCCGGCCAAAGACAGCGCGGCGTCGTCAAAGATCGCCGCCAACTCGCGCCAGATGTCGGCCCCCGGCTCCTCGCCCTTAGCCGATACCCGCGCCTCGGGAAGCATCGGAAAGGTCACCAGCGACACCTCCCAAAGCTCCAGCTCCGACAACAGGCGCTGCCCCTTGCCATCGCGTTCCGCCTTGACGGTCCGGTAGCCGATCGACAATCCGTCAATCGCCCCCGCCGCCAGCAATGCCGCCGCCTCGCGGCCCTTCTCGACCTCGGTCAGGATGCGCCCCTTGACGAACAGGCCCGTGGCATCCTCGCGCACCTCGTCCCACACGCCAATCGGCTGGGTCGGATCGTGCTGCCACAGCATCTTGACCGCCCGCCCCCCCGCCGCCAACCGCGCCAAACTGGCGGCATAGGCGCCCTTTTGCACCGTATCCCCACCCTGATCGCGCAGGCCGAACAGGCTGGCATAGCCTGACACCAGCGTCCCCCCCTCGACCACCAACCCCGCCTCGGGCTGGTGATACTTGCGCTCCGGCGCGCCTTCCATCTTCCACTGCATCTTGCCCCTCACTTGGTTGCCGCCGCGATGATTGCCTCGGCCATTTGCGACAGCAAAAATGCCGCGACCCCGTAAACCCCCAGCCAGATTCGCTTTTCCAACCGCTCCAGCGCGTCGTCGATCAGTTCCAGCCGGTAATCCAGCGCCGCCCAGCGCTCTTCGGCCACACGCTCATTCGCTTCGATCCGCGCTGCCGCCGGATCGAAACTGTCGTATAAAAAGCGTGACCCTTCAGGCGACCGCCGCGGCGTCATGCGTCCGTCGGCAGGGGCGGCAGGCCCAACAGAACCCGCTTTTCATCCGTCGTCAGGAAATCCGCCGCCCCCACCCGCGCCCATTGCTGATCGCGCTCGATCGCCAGGGCCGGGATCTGGTCCAGATCGGGCCGCAGTTCGACCGGTTCCCCCGAAAACCGCGACAACCAGGCCGACAGCCCCGCCGTGACCCGCGTCGCCAAGGGCAGAACTGTCAGCCGGAAAAACGCCCGGTTGGCCTCCTGATAATTGGCATAGGTCGCGTCGCCGGGAATGCCGATCAGCATGGGCGGCACGCCAAAGGCAATCGCGATCTCCCGCGCCGCCGCCTGCTTGGTCTCGTGAAACTCCATGTCACTGGGGCTGAACCCCATCGGCTTCCAGTCAAGGCCCCCTTCCAGCAGCATCGGTCGCCCGGCATTGCGCGCGCCCTGATGATGCGCCTCCATTTCGCTGACCAGCCGGTCATACTGATCCGCCGTCAGCGACCCCTGCCCGTCCGCCCCCTTGTACACCATCGCCCCCGAGGGCCGCGCGGCATTGTCCAGCAGGGCCTTCGACCACGACGCCGCCGACCCATGCACATCAATCGCCACCGCCGCCGCCTGCATCGGGGACAACCCGTAGTGGTCGTCCTGCGGATGGAATGACTTCAGATGGCAGATCGGAGAATAGCCCTCGCCCACCGCAAAGCGATGCGTCCGCCCCCCCACCACATAGTCATAGGCCACCGGCCAGCCATCCACCCCCGGCACCACATTCATTCGGTCCGACCGCAACACATGCAACTCGCCCGGCAGCTTGGCCCCGCCCGGCACCGCCTCGACATAGGCATTGCCGGTCAACAGCAGGTTGCCATAAACCGCCTCCAGCAGTTCGGCACGGCCCTGCGCCCCATTGGGTTCCCGCAACAGGTCCAGCAGCGGATGCACGTCGTAACGGGTGTTTTCATCCTGCAAGATCAAAGGCAACGCCGCCGCCGCCTCCGCAATCACCTTCACTGCCCGATACCCGATCGGGTTGCCAATGAACCCGGTCTTGATCAGCGACGTCGCATCCCGCGGGCTCCACGCCACCCGCCCCGATGATCCCCAGGCCACCACACGCCCCGTGGCACTGGCCTTCTTCTCCACAGCCATAATGGGCGGCCCCGCCTCTGGCGTGCGCCGCAGGAAATCAAAGACCATCCGCCAACTCCTGTTCCCGTGGGGCCAAAGCCCATCCAACAGCGGCCCACAGCGGCCGCAGCACACTCCACCAAACCGGACCCCAAGGCCCGGCCATTCATCTTTTCATAAATATCCCCGCCGGAGGCTCCAGCGCCGCCCCCCCGCGCCGCCCTTACAGGCTGCGCACCTGCGGTCGCCGATGCTTCTCCGACGGCTCGATCACCAGATCGGTCAGCGCCCAGACCAAGGCGTCCACCCGGTCCGGCGATCCCTTGCCCCGATAGCCCTGGTTGGTCATCTGGCACATCTGTTCCTCCAGCCGCCGCAACCCCGCCACATGCGCCACACGGCCCTGCTCATACAGCGCCGCCACCGGCTCGGCCCGCACCATCTTGCCTCTCGAGGCACGGACGGCGCGGTAGGGCACCAGGGGGTCAATCTGCCGGATCAACCGCTCCACCAGATCACCGCCCTGGTTGACCTCCGCCACCAGCCGGTCCGCCTTGTGCCGGTCCATCGCCGCAATCGCCGCCCGCGCCCATTGTTCGGGGCTGGCGCCAGTGACCGATGCATCCTCCAACACCACCGCCCGCCAATCCTGCGGCGGCCCCTCGGTGAAGGCCCCCACCACCACGATCCCACACTCATCGCTGCCCTTGTGGCCCGTCACCGGCGGGTCCACCGCCACCACGATCCGCGTCAGATGCGGCACCTCGGTCACGCGGCCGGCATCAAACCCCGCCGCCTTCCACATCGCCCCCTCGACATCCTCCAGCAGCAACCCTTCCAACTCCTGCTTGCCCTGCGTGGTCCCGGCATAGCGCGCCTCGACCTCCTCCAGGAACGACGCCGCCAGATAGGCCCGGTTCGCCTCGGTCGGGGCATGGGTCTTGACCGTGGACGGATTCTTCAACACCGCCTTCAGCACCCCCACATTCTGCGGCGTCGTGGTGACCACCTGCCGCGGATTGTCGCCCAACCGCAGTGCGAACTGCAATTGGTCCCAGGTATCCTGCCCCTTCTTCCACTTGGCCAACTCATCCACCCAGGCCGCATCGAACTGCGGCCCCCGCAGGCTGTCGGGCTCATGGGCCGAAAATACCTGCGCCACAGCACCATTCGGCCAGACCAACTGCTTGCGCGTCGCCTGCCATTCCGGCCGACGATCCGGCGGCGAACAGGCCAGGATGCCACTGTCGCCAAACACCATCACGTCGCGCACCTGATCAATCGTCTCACCGACCAGCGCCACCCGCCGCGCCGCGCCCTCGTCGCCCGGCAACGCCCCCTCGACCTGCGAGCGGACCCACTCCGCCCCGGCCCGCGTCTTGCCCGCACCACGCCCCCCCATGATGACCCATGTTTTCCAGGCCCCCTCCGGAGGCAACTGATGCGGCAGCGCCCAGAACTCGAACATCCAGGGCAGCGACAAGAGCGCGTTGTCGCTCAATCCCCCCAGAAATGCGTCAACCTCCTCCTGCGTCGCGGAGGCGAGCCAGCCTGCGCCCGATTTCATCCCGCGCGGCGTGAAAGTCGAGGCTGGTGGCTCCGACAGTCCCGGTAACCTGCTTGCAGAGTTTTTCAACATCGCGTTTCCCTAACACCACAACTTCCAACGCCCGGTGCAGCCCCTTGACCGCATCGGGCGTCGCCTTGGCTTCTAGAAATTTTCCAGCCTTGATCCGGTCGATCAACCGCGCCAACTCCTCGGCCGCGTCAACCAGCGCGGCCTCGGTGGTTGCCAGAACATTGACCGGCTCCTTTTCTCCGGCGGAGAAATTGATGCTCAT